ACCCCACAGAGAATCCCCGGTGTAACCTATGTCGCTGACGGTGCTTTCGTGAGACGCAACGGATTAACCGAAGGTCCAGGCACTGAAACCAGTGATGATATACCAGCCATGTTATCCGATGGTGAGTTTGTGACCAACGCTGAAGCGAACCGAGGCATTGGCGCGATGGCATTATTGAACCAAGGCATGCCACAAGAGGTCGCAATGGATCCGGAACAACAACGTTTAGCAGGGGCTAGACAAATGTATTTACAGCAAGCCATGGGTCAACAGTTGGCTAAACAAATGAGGAACAGGTAATGACTGATTTATCAACAACACAATCAATGGATGCTAGGGGCATAACCGCACCACAAGCGGGTTATAAGTTTTATCAACCTTGGTATGAAGACTACACAAGACGACTAGGCTCTAGTGTCTTTGGTACCCCAGGGGGTGTGGGCGGTTTGATTAATATGCCTCAAGATATTCCACTACAACAAACGGCAGGGCTGACGCCATTAATGATGCAGGCAAGATACGGTTTATCAGGAGCCAGCCCTTATACGCCCGCTTATCAAACAGCGTCTCAATTGATGGGCGAAGCAGCCGGAGGCTATCGTGGTTCAACGGCTGGGTTTGATCCGTACACTATGATTTCACCCTACTACGACCCGTTTGAAGACCAAGTGGTTGAAGACACACTTAGCAGAATGCGTAAGCAATCTCGCCAAGAAGACATTGCAGGTCGTGCTCAAGATGTGAGCAGCGGTGCGTTTGGTGGTGCCAGAGGTCGATTATTAGCCAAGGAAAGACAACGATCTGCCAACCGAGGCATTATGCAAGCGCTTTCCGGGATTAGAAGTGAAGGATTCAGAGGCGCTAGAGACGCTGCAATGGCTGAAAACGCCAGACGATTGGCTGCCATGAGTGGTGCTGCCGGAGGTTTGGGCGGTATCGCAGGACAAGTTCTAGGATTAGGCGGTCAACGACAACAAGAAATGATGAATTATTTGCAAATGATGGATCAATTTGGGACGGCAGGACGAAACATTTACGAAACAGGTCTAGGCCGAATACAAGACGCAGCGATGAGAAGAGCACAAGAGCCTTGGGACAGAGTCATGAGAGGCATGGGCATCTTGCAGGGCATGAAGCCGGGTGAGTTGATTGGCGGTTATGAAACCAAAATATATCAACCTCAAATGTATCAACAACCGACCAGTGCGGGAAGTACCATTCAAGGCATAGGCAGTTTATTGGGGCTTGGTAGCACCATAGCCGATATTGGTAAAACATTTGGCTGGTGGGGGCAAGAGCCAGGTGGTAATGCCCAAGGTGGCTTTATAGAAAAGCCTAAAGACTACAATGCTGGCGGTATTGTTAGTGGTATTGTGCCAATCAATATGGCCACAGGTGGCGATGCAGATTTACAAAACGAACTAGATAAGCTTGAACCAAGCGTTCGTGAAAAAGTAGCAAATTATATGAAAGAGAACCCTTGGGCACGAAAAGCCGGTTTGGCTGCCTCGATAGCTCTTCTTTTTGCTCCAATCCCTGGAGCTAGGTTGGCAGCGGGGGCTAGATTAGCGCCAGGTTTAACACGAGGCGCACGAACTGCTTGGTCAAAACTAAGAGGTCAAGGAAGAGAAGTTAAATCTAAAGGTGGAAAATGGTGGGATGTTGATTCGCGTCAAGGACAAGCGATATTAAACGCTAATAAAAACGCACCCATGAGGGTAGTCGGTGATCCTAAAAGCATTACCATGAGAGCGGGTAAAGCTCTTGCTAAAAGACCAATAAGAACGGGTCTTGGGCTTTGGGCTGGCTTGAGTTTGCTCGGCGGCGAAGAAGAAGAAGAAAAAATACTTGCTCCAGAAGCAACTGATGAATGGTTGGAGTTACAAAAAGAAGAGTTAGCTAAAGCAAAAACCAAGAGAGAAAGAGAAAAAATTATTGATGATATTGTTACCACAACAAGTCGTCTTGGTGAAATGATAAACGCTCCAGGCACAAGACAAGTGACTCTTGCTGACGCGGCCAATGTTTTTTCAGAAGAAAGAAGAGACTTGCCACGAAGCGAGGCTATGCAAGCAGCACAAGAAATGGCTGATGAAACCGGCATGAGTCTCAAAGACATTATTGAATTAACAGCATTACAACCTGGTCTTGAAGGCAGAGTAGAATCGCAAGAACAGCTTGCTCAAAGGATTATGAATATTGGTCTGTCGCAATACGGCGCTAATATGCAAGGACATCCAGATGTTCAAAAATATGTTGCTGAGGGTTTGTCAGAAGCAGAGGCGGCAGCAAAAGTTAAACTTGAAATAATGAGAACATTGAGAGCTTTAGATTATGGAACTCTTAAAGCTTACGCCGATCAATTGGGTCAAGAGGTAATAGAACTAAACGCTAGTGAATAGATATGGCAGTAAGAATTGTTGTAGACGGCCAATCTTTCAATATTAAGGGCACAGACGATCCGGATGTTGCAAGAAAATTAGCCAAAAGAGAGCTGAGAAAAAGATCAGGCGAGTTTTCTGCTTTGGGTGAAACCTTTATTAAGGGTCCTATCTATGGTTTACAAACGGGTTTGGTTCAAGGCCCGGTTCAACTTGTCACTTCAATTTATGACGCGGCTCGTAATACCGACTACACTTCTGATGTTCAGGATTTTTTTACCAAACACAAAGTTGAGAAGCCGTTAAGTACAGCTGGGTCGGTGTCTTCAGCGCTATTTCAATTTGGGGTTCCCGCAAGTATGGCAACTAAAATATTTAGAAGAGGGCTATTAAAACCCAAGGGAGACAAAAAACTATTTGACCAAACTGGTAAATACGCTAAAAAACCAGAGTTTTTCAGACACACTGTAGCACCCATAGCAATGGCTGATTTTGCTGCGGCTACTTCTGAAACCCCTGAGTTTGGAATTTACAAATCTCTTACTCCTGATTTCTTTGCGCCGACTAATCCAGAAGAAGAAATCAAAGGGCTTGACGACAAGATTAGTGCAGGCGAACGACTGGGCAAAAGACTAAGGGTTGGCGCCGAGGGCGCGACATTGCTTTTGGGGCTACCCTATCTTTGGCGAGGACTAAAACAGGCGGGTAGTGGTGTCGCTTCCGGGTTGTCTGAAAGTAAAGGTGTAATGATGGCTGCTGATTGGGCAAAAAATAAGAAAAATTATGTAAGGAACATGGTTGATGAGGGTCAGTACAACGCCAAAAACTTCACCATTATGGGTAAAGAGTTTGATTGGTATGATGTGGTTTCCAAATTCAGAAGCCGTGGTGCTTTGCCAACTGAAGAAGTGGCTAATGTTAAAGCTGCAAAGACAGCGGGGGTTAATCAAGAAACGACTTTTTTGGAATCAACTCTAGCTAATTATTACAACGGCTTTACATTTATTCAAAAAAACAACAAGATGTCTGGCGATGAACTGATGTCGTTGGCAGAGAACATGGAGTTAGCGCTTTTTGGAGGATTTAAGGAACAACAAAAAGCACTTAAAATGTTAAAAGAAGTTGATAGAAAATACCTAACCAAAAAAGATAAGTTTAAATCAACGATGCAAGACTATGACCTAAAGTCACAGCAAAGAATAGATAGAGCAAAAACATTTAAAGAAAGGCGTGAGGCCATTAAGGAAGCAACCTTTAAGATTACTGAGGAAAACGCTCGAAGCTTTTCTTTTTTCAAAAACGCAAATCGCCTAAGAACACAAGCTGATGACTTGAGCGAGATTCTTATAAAAGAAGAAAATAGAAAATTTTTAGATCCTGCTATGGTGGGTGCAATTGAAGCTAAGTTAGGCACATACGGCTACACGGCCTATAGAGCATTCATAGATAACATTGACCATGTGGTTAAAAAGAACAGCCCTCAATGGAAAAACGCTAGAGAAGAACTCCTAAAGCAAAACAATAAAGGGGTTTCGATTGCAAAAACTCCAGAAGAGGCAGACCAAATATTAAAAGATTTGTTGACCAACAGGAATTTTGACAGCGCTTATATGAACCCAAGCATGACGCTTGAGGGCGTAAAAATGGGATTGTTGACAGGAAAAAAACTGAACACGCTACCAAAAGTTAGAGAGTTTCTTGGCGAGATAACGGGTAAAAAAGGAACAGCGGCTGAGAGAGTGACTGAAACCATTATGAAAGCGAGAGCAACTGTTGAGAACCTTTCTAAAATGACATCGCAAATGAAATATTTGGACGAGGTTGCAGACATTAACAACCGTTTGGCAACAGCAGGCAGCACGCAAAGGTTTCTTTATAACAGTATCGACGAAATCCCAGAAGCAAGAAAAGCGGCTTTTTTTGATGAATACGGTGATGCTATAAGGATTCCCGATAAACCCAAGTTTGGCGCCCTTGCCAATAAGATTACCACCAAGCGAATTGCAGACGCCTTGACCGGCTCACAGTTGGGTTGGCTAGAGCAAACCCCAGGTGCTGTTTCAAAAACTTGGGCATCTTTCTTGGGGTTAAAGGGTGCGGTGCAAAAATTTAAAACCATCTATAGTCCAATCACTCAAGTCAGAAACGCGACCAGTGCGTCGTTGTTTGCGGCTATGAACGGCAACATCGCCAATGGCAAAACTCTACAAGATTCAGCTATGATAGTATTTGATATGCTGAGAAAAACCCAAGGCACTGACATGGCAAAATACTATGCCAATGCTCAGAAAAAAAATGTGGTCCAATCGGGTGCAAGAATCGGTGAAATTGACAGCCTTATTGATGACGCTGTAAGGACACTGGGGTTAAAGGATGGAAACTTTTTAAGCGATGCTTATAGAAAAGAGAAAAATAATTTTGCGACTAGGCTTTACGTCGGTTCAGATGACTTGTGGAAAATAGTTAGTTGGGAAATGGAAAAAGGAAAGCTGGCCAGAGCTTTTAATAATGCCGCCACAAGAAACAGCGCTTTTACTATATCGCCTAGCTTCTATAAAAGCATTTCTCCAAAAAGTATTCGTGAGTTGGAAAGACAAAAAGGTGTTTGGTCAAAACTCGATGATAAACTAAAAAACGAAATCATCGAAGATATTGGTGCTGATGTGGTAAGAAACACAGTACCCAACTATTCAAAAGTACCACAATTCATCCAGTCGTTGCGACGAACACCGTTTGGTAATTTCATTGCTTTCCCGGCTGAAACCGTAAGAACTGCTTTTAACTCAACATCAAGAGCAATTGATGAAATTGCTAGTGGCGTCCCAGAATTAGCAGAAGTTGGTATGCGTAGATTGATGGGCAACATGGCAGTCATGTACGGTATTCCTAAAGCGACCTACGAGTTTGGTAAATACATGACGGGCGCTGATGACGAACAAGTCCAGGCCTATAAGAGAAGTTTTGCGGCGCCTTGGGAAAAGAATGCCGATCTTATACCTATTAGAACCGACGAGAACGGCAACATCGTGGAGTTTTACAACTACACCTATACCAACCCCTACGAATATCTAAGAACGCCTATAAGCGCTGTTTTTAATGCGGTGCAAAATGGCGAGACAAGAGGTGATAAGTTACACGAGGTTATGTGGCAAGCTTTTATCGGCTCAGAACAAACACCTGGAGCGTTGAGAGAATACCTTGAGCCTTTTATTGGAGAGTCTATTGCAACCTCTGGAATATTGGATGTTTTAAGAAACGTCACTTATGCCTCTGGATCCGCAAGACCTATTTATAATTCAACAGATGGTTATGGAGAAAGGGCTGGAAAATCAATGGCGCATGTCTTTAATTTGTTTGCACCACCAATCATTCCTTTTAAGATAAAACCTGGTGAAGTGGGTGATTTAGGTCCCGTGTTTCTTAGAGATTTGCCAAGAGCAACTTTAGCATCTCTTGGTATCAGTGAAAAAGAATTATCAGCATCTAGCATTAAGCCAAACATTTATGGTCAGTTGGCAGAATCATTTACTGGATTAAAAACCATCAAGCCCACCATTGAAAGAACGCTTAGGTTTAGAGCGTTTGACGCCAAAGAACAAATGCGAGAAGCAGTATCGTATTACACTTCGGCAACCAATAACCCAAACATTCTTAACCCAGAAGATCATGTTAAGGCCTTAATGAGAACCAACGAGGCCAGGTTTCAGGCCATGAAAGATTTGTCTATGGCAGTAGAAGATGCTAAATCATTGGGTGCCGATGAAAACGAAATCTATGAAGTGTTGAAGGGAACAAAGATTTCCAACCCAGAAATGATTATGAACCGAACGTTCATTCCTTATTATCCGTCCGCTTATCAAATTCAAAAAGTGCTAGATAAGGGTGGAATATTCCCAGAACAACAGCTTAGACAGTCGTTCGTTGAACAGATTAAACCTACATTGCCTACAGTCTCTTTCCAAGGCGGTCCTTTTGTTCCTCCGGTTCAGCCAAAAAGAACAACAACAATACAAAAAGCGAAGCAAGACCCCCAGGGTTCAGCCGCAGTTTTGTTACGCCAGAAGGAACTTGAGAAACTATTGGGCATTGAGTAGTGCGTCGACGCAGAGGGAGAAGCAAGTACGGCGCAATCCGTGTTGAATACGATGGCCATAAATTTGACAGCAAACTCGAAGCCGCCAGATACAAACAGCTAAAACTCATGGAAGCCGCCGGGGAGCTCAAAGACCTGGAGCTACAGCCCAGGTTTCCTTGTGAAGTCAATGGCAAGAAGATATGCACCTACATCGCAGACTTTCGTTACACCTTAAAGAACGGCAAGGAAGTGGTGGAAGATGTGAAGGGTGTGGAGACGGCCGTGTTTAAGCTAAAGAAGAAACTGGTCGAAGCGCTGTACCCAGACGTTAAAATTCAGATCGTGAAGAACCCTCGTTTTTTTGTGGTGGCTGATTAGCCTCCTCTCTGGAAATCAACATGTCGAGATAAAACCGCGCCTTCTTATAATCCTCAAGCGCTTTGTTCTTATGCGGGGCACGCCACATGTATTTAAAGATTTGCCCCTTGAGGTAGCCGACGAACTCGGATCCGCTCAGAGCTGACGCAATGGCATCGAGCGCTTCAATGGTCCCTTTTGTGTAATGAGCCGGGTGATTGACGGGGTCGTTCTTGTCAGTCATGGCAGAAACAACTCCTTCCATCATCTTCAAACATTGATATTTGTTTTGCGTCTAGTCGTGCCAGCTCAACCAAGTCGGTATAACTGCGTGATTTGTTGAAGGTTGCGGTGCTGACCTTCTTGTTTTCGTATTCTGTACCTCTGTTTAGCTTTTCTATTTTTTGTTCTTGCTCAATCCACCAATCAGCAAGCTCTGGTTTTTCTTTAATGAGCTTAATTAGCGTTCTAGTGCCTTTGAGAAAACACAAATC